CGCGCATCATATATTATAAAAAAAGGACTTAAAGCCGCGCATCATATATTATAAAAAAAGGACTTAAAGCCGCGCATCATATATTATAAAAAAAGGACTTAAAGAAAATAAATAAAAATTGATTATTTTAATATTATTATTGTTAGTAATAATAATAATATGAATTTTTCTAAAAATGAAATTAAAGTATATAATAATAGCGAATTAAAATTATATCAACAAGTTCATTTAGAATTATTGGTTTGTGAGTTAACAGAAATTAAAAGTTTATTAGATTTATTTTATAGCAATGAAACAAAAGCTAGTTTAAATAGCAAACAAAAATTATATGAAAAATATGAAAAAAAATTAACAGAAAAAATTGCTAATAGCAAACGATTGTTGAAAAATACCAAAATTCGTTTATCTAATAATATTAGTAAATGTATGAGTTAAGGTAAAGCGTTATTGTTTATATCATTGGTTCTAAGCTATCAATATTAAAAAGCGCACTTGTATTATTTATTTTTTTCTTCGCAATTTGATATTTTTCAAATAATGGATTTTTCAACACATTTTGCGGTGTATGTTTATGAACTATGCGCGCTATCATTTTATATAGCTTAAAGTCGGGATATCTCTCTGAGCCGTCATTTTTATACAATATATTTTTATTTTTATCATCAAATACCCATTCTATTATAATTTTTTTAATAGAAGACTTTACTTTTTTAATGTTATCTAAATCTTCAATAAAATAATCAAATAAACTACACCCTAATCTACATAAGTCAAAACTATAATTTGGGTCTATACGAGGCTTATTTTCATTAAAATATGGCTCGCAATTATATTGTGTGCTGGCATCACCATCTTCCGAATAACTATCACTACATATAAACTTATTTTTAAATTTATAAATTGCTCGACCAAAGTCTATTATTTTGTATATTTTGCCAAATGTTGGCACTTTATAATGAATATTGTTATATTTATAATATAAATACTTTTTATCCGTAAACACATATACAATATTGTTAGTATGTAAATCATTATGAGTAAAGTGAAATACTTTTTGATATGTAATTAGTGTAAATAAAATTTGTAAAACAATTGACTCCCATTCAGCATCGCTTATTTTTTTACTTAAAATATATGAATCTAATGTGTCTTCGCAACATTCTAATACAATCATTTTAACTGGAAATTTTGAAATAGTACAATTAATATTGTCACATAGTGAATTTGAATCTGAGCTATCTGTTCCACTACCACTTTCAGAGCCACTACTTGTGTTATTGCTATTTGTTGAACTTGTTTTATTGCTAGCACTTGAAGACCCTGTATTAGACGAACGCGAAGAACAAGTTAGTCCAGACTTACTTGTTTCATTAACACTTGTATTAATATTACTTGATTTATGAGACTGTTTTTCTATAATATTAAGATTTTCATATGTCAAACTACAGCTATTAGTTAGTGTGTCATCATAATTCGTTAGCTCATTCACAGTTTCATTTATGCTTGTTTCATTTATGCTTGTTTCATTTATGCTTGTTTCATTTATGCTTACATTCACACTAGTGCTTGTTTCATTTATGCTTGTACCGTCGTTTTTACAAATAGGTTGCTCATTAGAAATAATACATAAATCCAAATCTTCAATTGATAATGGATTACTAATATTTAATAATAATGTTTTTTTGTTTTTTTTTGTATTGTTGAAAAAATAATTGACTTTGTCATTATCTTCTAAAAAGAAGAGACTATTTCTATGATTATGAAAATGATCTGATTCAGCTAAATATTCTATGTCTTCCGATACATCCAATTTATATTTGTTTTTTATTCCTAAAAATCCACCATAATAATTTATTCCATTATAAAAATTATAGTCGTTTAGTAGGCAACTTGATAAAAAGGAAAAAAATCCATCAATATATGCTGAATTATTTGGATCAGCAAGTTTCTTATATTGACTATTATAGTCTATATTAGTACTAGATGAATTAGTTGTATCACTAAATTTGGGTAGTTCTAATATATTGTAACTATTATCGTATTTACCAAGCATATATTTGACTGGATCAACTAATGGGCTGAATTTCACATAAATTTTTTTAGTATGTTTATTATTGCTATTATCTAAAACTGTTCCTACAAATTTATTATAGCTCTCTTTTTCCAAAATAGAGTCAAGTTGTAATTTATTGTTTAAATTAATTGAATTATAATTAGTGCTATTTAAATTAAAATATTGTTCATATAATGGAATATAATTTTGAGCTTTTTCTAAATCAAAAAACTCTTCTTTGTTAATTGCCTCAAAAAGCTCCTTGTTATTATTTTTTCTATAGTTTAACTCCATTTAATTTATTAATTATAATAATTTTTTTAATATATAACACAATAGTTTAATATATAATACAATAGTTTAATATATAATACAATAGTTTAATATAAAGTGTTTAAATATATAGTGTTTAAATATTTGTATTAAGTTTAAATATAAGTATATTTAATATACTTATTAAATAAGTAGTTAGCAATGACATTAGAATTGAAAAAATTTGATATAAAATCCATTAGTTTTAGGCCAGATGAAAATAAAGGGCCAGTAATAGTGTTAATAGGGCGGCGCGACACAGGTAAATCTTATTTGGTTCGCGATTTACTTTATTATCATCAAGATATTCCAATTGGAACTGTTATTAGTGGAACAGAAGCTGGAAACGGATTTTATGCCGAACATGTTCCTAAACTATTTATTCACGATGAATATAATACAGCTATTGTTGAAAACATTTTAAAGCGGCAAAAAACGGTGATGAAACAAATAAGAAAAGAAGTAGAGGTTTATAAAAAATCTAATATAGACCCTCGAGCCTTTGTAATTTTGGATGACTGTTTGTTTGATGCAACTTGGACTAAAGATAAAATGATGAGATTGTTATTTATGAATGGGCGTCATTGGAAGATCATGTTGGTCATCACTATGCAATATCCTTTAGGTATTCCCCCCAATTTGCGCACAAATATTGATTACGTTTTTATATTGCGCGAGCCATACATAGCAAATAGGCGGCGTATATATGAGAATTATGCTGGTATGTTTCCTACATTTGAGAGTTTTTGTCAAGTTATGGATCAGTGCACTGAAAATTATGAATGTTTAGTAATTAACAATAATGCAAAATCAAATAAGTTGCACGACCAAATTTTTTGGTATAAAGCAGACCATCATAAAACGTTTAAATTAGGGTCAAAAGAGTTTTGGGAAATTAGTAAAAATTTAGACTCTGATAATGAAGAAGAAATGTATGACCCAAACATAAGAGACAAGAAAAAAGGTCCCAAAATTAATGTGCGTAAAACTAAATGGTAATGTGTTTTTATTTAGTTTTTAGTTTTTTTGTTTTTAAATTGTTTTTTAGTTTTTAGTTTTTTACTTTTTTAGTTTTAATTAATTTATTATTATATATAAATGTCTGATAGAGGAGCTTGGAGAGTTAGACTCGGACTCCATGGTAACCGTAACCGTCCAATTCCGGTTACTATGGATAGAATGGATAGAATGGATAGAATATATAATATAACTAGAGGAAATGAGCTTACACAATCAGAAATTAGAAGTTTTGAAGAAACTATCGAGCAATTAAGGCATGATCTTATTAATTCAAATAATGAAAATCGTGGTCTTAGAGAGCGAGTTGTGGAAGCCGAGACCATTGTGTCCAACATAAGAATGGCTTCTGAATCATCTCATAATGATAATCCATATAGAGAAACAAAGAACATAGACAAGACTACTTTAAAATCTCTTAAAACAGAGCTTGCTAATTTTTGTCTTTTCTATAAATTAAAAATTGACTTTCCAAATGAATTTTTATGTCCTATTACCGGCGAGATTATGGTTGATCCAGTTACAACCTCTGGAGGACATACATATGATTGGAGTGCTATTTCAAGTTGGTTTAGAAGAGGAAAAAATACAGACCCCAAAACACGTTTGGAATTAAATAATAACATATTGTATCCAAACCATGCACTTCGCTCAGCAATCCGCAATTTTGTTCCTACTTGTAAGCTTATTATAACAGAGCTTCATAAAAACGAAGTTCCTAATAAAACACAAGGGTCTATAAGAATGCGTTCCGCACCGGCAGTGTTAGTTAGCAAAACCAGAACAAAATCCAAAGTTAAAGCCCTCTCCAAATCTAGAAAATCATCTACAGCTAAAGCCATAGCTACAGAAGCAGCGCCATCTACATCAACTTATGGCCCCAGTTTCCGTCAACAACTTGATTAGCGATGAAAAAATCAAAAAAATAGATTCAAGAAAATAATGATTACATTTTGTTTATTACGTTACAATGCACTAAATATTAAAAATACACATATTTATATATATATAAATATGTGGGCGACCTACGATTATACTAACTTTCCAACTGTTTATGTAACTATTAGTGGTTCAATTGAGAGTCCGCGTGATTTTACACATTTTATAGAACAATGGTTGCAATTATTTAATAATGGTTCAATGTTCAATTTATATTTCAATACTGTTAATTGTGGTTACATAAATATAAAATATGCTATTTTAATGGCTCATAAGATTAGACAATTTAAAAAAAACAAATATACTAATTTACAATTTAGCAAAATAGAAGTAGCAAATAAATGTATATTAATTTTATTGCGTCTAATTTTTTATATAGAAGCACCAATTGCTCCTGTTGAAGTATATTATGAAAAAAATAACATAATTAGCAGCGAACATTTTTATCCACATTAAACATATTTTAATTTTAACTATAATTAAAATATTTTATTATATATATATAATGAGTTATAGAGAAGAAGACAAAGAATACTTATTAAAAATAATAAAAGCAGTAAATATAATTGAAACGCATATAATAACTAACCCTAAGATTAAAGAATTTATATTGTCTATAGCAAATGATGATATAATAACAAAACTAGATACAATACAAAATGCGGAGTCACAAAATTATATAGCAAGAACTAAATCGGAAGAGACTACTATATTTAACAGATTATCTAGTTTAGTAAATGCTATAATTTATATTACATATTTGCTATATTTACTTACAGATTTTTATGAATATACAGAATATGCAAAAGGCAAAGATGACATAATATTTAATAATGTAAATGTTAGCCAAATTAAAGATATTGTTCCGACATTATTAACCAATAAAGTACAAATAATAGCCGAATTGTATGATGCTTACAACTCAAAATCTAAATCAAAAAAAGAATATATAAAGTTTTATAATAAATTCTTTGATATAAACAAAGTTACTAATGAATTTAAAAGTTTTAATAATCCTATGGCTGCTGGTCCTAAAACTAGCAAACATAGAAGATATAAGCGAAGCGCTAAGCGAGGCACTAAGCGAGGCACTAAGCGAGGCTATAAGCGAAGCTATACGCGACGCCAATAATAGATTACTTAATAATAGTATTATTAAGTATATAATTTTATATATATTTTTAATATTTAATATATATATAATGAGTCGAAAGTTAAGCTCAAGGCTAAAATCATTAACAAGAAGAAATAACGCACTAAGTATAAGAGCAGTTCCTGCGCCAATAACAACTCTTAGTACATGGATATTTATACACCCTAGAGAACGGCGTCCTTATTATTACAATATTAAGACACGAAGTATTTCATATGCTGTACCCATCAATGCTGTTATTATAGATAGCACTAGGGAACTTGGAAAGATGGTTGCATATGATGCGGCATCAAGGGCACGTTATCTTGCACGTGAGCGTCGTCAAGCTGAAATAGAAGCACAGTTTGCTCATATTGTGCAACCAGCACCAGATGTTCGCCTTGCCTTGCTTAAGACTGATACAGATAATCTTAGAAAAAACTATGATAAGTTATATGCAGAATATATTGTAGTATGTAAATTTCATAAACTACCTAAAATAGAATTAGAAGATTTTTGTGATAATTGTTTATGTGCTATTGATAATGAAGTTATGATGTATCCAACAGCAATTCGCGACCAAACTAAGAAGGCATATGAAAAACATACCATAACAAAATGGCTTAGCCTTGGTAACACGTCTGATCCCTCACGTATAGAAAAAGACCCGTTAACTGTTGATGATATTGGACCTAATAATGCTATCAAAAACAAAATTGATGAATACAAAGAATTAATGCAAAAAACAATAAACGAAAATCCACTACCAAGCGATGATGTGGTTAACGATGCACTGATTAGGGATGCAGTGGCTAGCGAAGCACTGGCTAGCGAAGCACTGGCTAGCGAAGCAGTTGCCAGTGGTCCACGAACAAAAAGAACAAAAAGAAGAAAAAGAAAAAAGAAGAAGAAGGCATAAACATAAAATTACACAGACTTCAATATTTATTGTATTACATCTTCTCGTCGAATATTGCGGAAGAAAGAGATTGTATAATAACATTAATTACAGCATTTGCCTCAGATTGTGAAAGACTACGAGGACCAAGCGTATTGCTTGGAAACGTAACATTATTTATTTTTTCAACTATGTTATCAATATTACACACATTGGAAGCGTCAACTTTTATGAAATTGTGGGATTGCGGACTGAATGTGCGCCCGTCATTTTTATAACATTTACCAGCATTAGCACCAACTCGTCTAAAAGCAATGTCATAGTGAATATTTGGTTTAACATATATAAATCCGACTGGATTTATTTTTGGGTCAACTTTTCTATTGTTAGTGCTTTTATTCCATATTTGAAATACACATGGAACATCATAATTTGCTCCATTTATTACAAAAGAGTTTTTTTCAAGTTCGACTGAATGTAGCATATGAAATTTTAAATCAAATGCATTATACATACTTGGTTTTATAAATGATTTAGGAAGAATAAATGCTATTGTATGTGCAAACTCGCAACTTTTTATAATAAATGCTTTTGCTAATGACGATTGTCTTCCAAATGGCGGATTACCAAATACAATAATATTTTTATTATGAGGTGGAATCCATTTCAAGTAATCTTGTTTGACTATAGTGGGTGCTTTAGGGTCTAAATCAAGTCCTATTTTTTCATATGAACTAGGTATATTATGTAGAAAAGCTCCATTACCCGCTGATGGTTCTACCCATAAATAGGTGCTTGTATGTGGAACCAATTTAGTAATAAGGTTAATACACATTTTTGCCACATTTTCATGCGTATAAAATTGATCTTTATTATTTGTTCTGAATTTTCCTGTGTCTTGTGTTTCACTTGTTTCCATTATAGCTTTGCTTTATAGTTTCTCTAATATAGACACATTATTTTTAAATCAATTTTAAATTCTAATAAAAATTTACATTTTATATAAAAGTGTTATTTAAAATGTAAAAAACTTAGGTTTAGGCTTTTTCTTCAGTGTCAGCATCAATTTTGGTTTTAGCTTTACTAGCATCTTCAACAGCATCTTCCTCTTCAACTATCACCGGCTCATCTTCTTCAAGTGTGGCTAGCTTTTCAGCACGTTCTTTTTGGCGCCTTAAAATCTCTCCAATACCATGATCGTTATTTTCTTGTTTTCCAACAAGCACATCTTCTGCCTCAAATAGCTCTTTGCGCAATTCCGCAGTACTTGTATCATCATTTGAACCGTCACCAAACAATAAATTTTTGCCAGGAACATCCATTCTATCCGCATTAATTAAGTTACCATTTTCATCAATTGTTTGCATCAATTTATTGCCCTCTTTTTTGGCTTTAGCAATATTTTCGCGAATTGCCTTTTTCTTACTTTCTTTTACGCGCTCATTAAATTGCTCTTTTGAAATTTCATCATTTTTCTTCTTTTGTGCCATTAGTTCATTTAAATCTTTTTCTAAATATTCTACTCTACCTGTTTTATATGCTTCAGGATGAAATGGTAACCATATACCAACTTGTCCAATATAAACATCGTGATTTGGATCATCTTCGCGCAACATTTTACACTTTAATTCTGCTTCTTCTTGAGAACCAAATACACCTCTAACTTTGATTCCGCGTGTGTTTGTTTGAAAATTATGTTGACTGCTATATTCTTTTTGTAAGTCCTCTTCTTTAGCATCAATGAACGATTTATAATCATCTTCTAATGATGTTACAAATAAATTCTCTCGCTCTTCTTCTACAAACTCCTCCATATCTTTTGTTAAACTATTAAAATCTAAATTGTATTTATATGCTAAATAATTTAGAAATTGTGTATATTTATCAAATGTTTTTCTAAACTCGAAGTTCTTTAAATAGTTTTCAAAATAAAATAGTTCCTTTCTTTTTATATGATTTTCAGGTGAAATAAAGCTTAAGCATACATATTTTTGACCGCTTATTGTTCTGTCTTCATCCAATAAATCAATAACTGTTTCCTGTATTCTCTCTTTTGGTAAATTTGAATTAGAACTTTCTTTAACTTTAGAAGATTTTTTATTGGTCATTTATAAATTATATTAGGTTATAATTTTTAAGTATTATTTTAACTATTTATTTTAACTATGAATTAATAATTTTTAATTATTTTATTTTTTTCTTCTTTATTATTATAAATATAAACATAATGAATTTCACAATGAGCGAATTGATAAAAAGAGCAGTAAAATATTTGATTGAAGGTTTAATGGTTGCTATTGTTGCTTTTGTTATTCCACAAAAGCAATTAAAATTTGACGAAATAGCAATTATTGGATTAATGGCAGCTGCAACATTTTCCATATTAGATACATTTATTCCATCGATGGGCGTTTCAGCACGCTCTGGTGCGGGTTTTGGCATAGGTGCTAATTTAGTAGGCTTCCCTCGTATGGGCTAAAATACAATTTTTTAGCAAATTGTAGTTGTAGTACATATAAAATAATTATTTTAATATATTATTTTAATAATTATTTTATATATTAAAATATATTAGACTATGGCATTTACACGATTTTATGATGACCCTTGTAGAATTCAAAAATATTTAGAAGAAACTACTAATATAGGAAATTATAGCTTAAATGTTCCGGGTAATGGAGAGAAACCAATATTAATAAATGACTCACATATTAACATGCAAAAATGGGGTGCTAATTTATCACAAAACAAAACTGATTTAGAAAGTGAATTACATTTATTGCATAGAAAATTAAACAAAGATAGTATTAGTGAAAATAATTATGTAGATTATTTAAATGCTAATCCACTATATAGTCAAAATAGTTATAGCATAAATAATGAAGAAATAACAGCTCAGTCACGAGCAACACATCCGGCATGGATATATAGAGAAATAAATCATTTTGCTAGCGAGCAATCTATTCCAAATAATTTCAATTATTTACACTTGGATCCACAAGAAAATATATGCATACCTTTTCATAATAATATTAGCTCTCGAATAGTCCAAAAAGATTATTATCAATTAAACAATAATTTTGATATTCAACGAAGAATAACAAATTAAGCAAACTAAGCAAACTAAGCAAACTAAGCAAACTAAGCAAACTAAGCAAATAATTTAAGAATTGTTATTTAATATATTAAATATATAATAATATTTTTAATATATTATATAAAATACTATGGCCGCTTTAGCAATACCTATAGTATTATTAGGAAGTATATATATATTATCAGAACAAGAAAAAAAAGACGCTCAAACACAAAATAATGTAACTGATAAAAATTTAAGACGAGCATTTTTTACAGAAAATAAGTTGAACGAAGGATACACTAATTATAATGATGCAAATATTGTAGATCTAATAGCTACAAACAACTCAAATAATGACCCAGTAAATAATTTTGCTAATCCAAATCAACAAACTGATAATTATTTTATTGCCAATTCAACAAATATATTAAGACAACCTGCGAAAAGTATTAATTTAATGTCAGGTCAACAATCTAACAGTAATGATTTTAAACATAATAATATGAAACCATTTTACGGCGCAAAAATACGCGGCTCTATTGCCGATATTAATTTAACAGAGTCCATATTAGATTCAAAACAAGGTTCAGGAAGTCAAAATTATTCTAAATCAGAAGTTGCTCCATTATTTAATCCATCTGAAAATGTGAATCTCCCGAATGGAACACCTAACAATAGCGATTTCTTTCAGTCCCGTATGAACGAGTCTATGAAAATGTCGAATGTGACTTTGTGGGAACAACAAAGAGTGGGTCCTGGTCTTGATTTAGGATATGGTTCTCAAAATAGCAACGGACTTAACACTGGTGGTGTTGAAGGAAGTCATGGTTTTAACTCGGGTATGATGGCAAGAGAGGCATGGATGCCTAGATCGGTTGATGATTTAAGAGTTGAAACTAATCCTAAAATGATTTATAATTTAGATGGACATCAAGGGCCAGCAATTTATCCTGTTAAAATGCAAGGTCCTAATAGTAAAATAGGGGTTGTTGAAAAACATTTGCCCGATAAATCATATGAATCAGGACCAACGCGTTGGTTTACTACAACGGGCGTTGAACAAGCACCTCCTATTAGGAGCACACAAGTCATTCCAATGGAAAATAGAATTAGCACAACGCGTGAATATTATGGCGGAACTTCAAATACTGAATCTGGTCGCGCCTCATATATTAAACAAGATTTTGAAGACTCTAAAAAACAATCGCTAGGCGACTTACCTATTATAAATCCTAGTGCTAGTGGCACAAATGGCGCTGGACCAAATGATTACGGACACAATAGTTATGTTAATTACAATAACAATAGAAGCACAGACAAAGAGTCAACAAATCTTGGTGGAGTATATGGTATGCTAAAAGCCTCTGTGGCGCCAGTATTAGATATTTTTAGGCAAACACGAAAAGAAAATGCTATTGGTAATTTACGCCAAACCGGTAATGTTAATGGATTAACACCAACAGGTCATTTATTTAATATTAATGATAAAACAAAAGTAACAAATAGAGAAATGACAACTGCTAAAATAGACCTAAATTATGTAAACGTTCAAGGACAAAATAATACTGGTAATGCTTATCAAGTAACACAGCATCAGAATTATGACAATCAAAGAACAAGCACAAATATAGAATATATTGGTTCTGGAAATGCTTGTGGAACAGGATTAAGACCATATAATAACGCATACGCTCAACAAAATAATGTTAATAAGACTTACGAATCACGCACGAATCAAGGTAATATGAATTTGTTTAATAACTATAATAATTCTACAACTACTCGTAATGAGTCTATGCTACAGCAAAATAGAGGTCATGTAAATAATGGTGGTCCAAATATTGCGCCGTCTGTTGATTTTATGGGGCAACTAAATGGAATACAAAGCTACGACCAAAACTTTAACAGTTCGCGCATGGATGAATCATTATTGTCTGCCTTCAAAAGCAACCCATATACTAAATCTTTATCAAGTGTTGCCTAAAGTTTACGAAAAAAAGTTTACGAAAAAAAGTTTACGAAAAAATTGTTAGTTTATGAAAAAATTTATTAATTAATATATAAATTATGTATAGTAATTAATATTTCTTATATATTACAAGAAATGCTTATAAATTACAAGAAATGCTTATAAATTACAAGAAATATATTATAAATAGGATAGTTATAGCAAACTATAATAATAGTAATGTTATTTTTTTAAGTAATATTATTATAATATAATTTGCTTATTTGCTTAACGATTTATTTTCTGCTTCGTCGCCTTCTTGTTTTTGAATTGTCGTGTTTAACCCACCCAAATTTGCCTTTTTGGGTAAAATAACCCGCTTTTTCTAAACGTTTTTCACGTTTAGCGCGATTATATACTTTTCTTGATACTACGTGACCGCGCTTATTCATTAATAAATCAGGCTTTTTAAGATTTCCTTTTGTTTTGTATGCTGTGCCGTGCCAAACTTGAGCGCGCGAGCCGTTTAATACTTGATATTTATGTCCGTTAATGTGATACATATTGTCAGCCGATTTCATATGTTTTTTAACCATTTTTATATAGTATTATGAGAAAATAATTATTTGCTAAATTAATTAGTAAATAATAAATTATTTTTGAAATTATTATAAATTATTAGAAATATTTATGAATTATAAATTAGTTAGTTTATTAACATTAAAATATTTATAAATAATAAAATTAAATATTAAATGTCAGATAGCAACTATAATAAAATAATTAGCACAATTAATAGTGTTTCAAGAGACTATACTTATAGTCCTGATCCAAATAATTTAATATGTATTGATACTTCTAATAACAGAATAGGTATTAATACACTGGACCCCGAAGCGTCTTTACATATAAGCGGTGGAAGTATAAGAATAGGTGGAGATATAAGTGCCAGTGGAGATATAAGGATAGCTGGAGATATAAGGGTAAATAATATTTATGCTAATATTATCTATGCTGTTAAGCAAGCTGGGCTTGATGGTGAAAATTCTATTATTAGTGCAACTAATATTAGTGCAACTAATAACATAGATACAAGCTCTATTGTTGTAACTAATATATTAGATATTAGTAGAGGTCGCATTAGAGCCAATTTTATTGATATAAGTTCTACACTAGATATTAGTAGAGGTCGCATAATTGCCAATTACATTGATATAAGTTCTACGCTAGATATTAGCAGAGGTCGCATATTTGCCAATAACATTGATATAAGTTCTACGCTAGATATTAGTAGAGGTGTTATTAGGGCTAATAACATTGACATAAGTTCTACTTTAGATATTAGCAGAGGTCTCATTCTAGCAAATAACATTGATATAAGTTCTACACTAACTATTAGTAGAGGTGTTATTAGGGCCAATAACATTGATATAAGTTCTACGCTAGATATTAGCAGAGGTCTCATTCTAGCAAATAACATTGATATAAGTTCTACACTAACTATTAGTAGAGGTGTTATTAGGGCTAATAACATTGATATAAGTTCTACTTTAGATATTAGTAGAGGTCGCATTATTACCAATAACATTGACATAAGTTCTACATTAGATATTAGCAGAGGTCGTATATTTGCTAATAACATTGATATAAGTTCTACATTAGATATTAGCAGAGGTCGTATAATTGCCAATTTTATTGATATAAGTTCTACATTAGATATTAGTAGGGGTCGTATATTTGCTAATAACATTGATATAAGTTCTACACTAGATATTAGCAGAGGTCGCATTAGGGCCAATTTTATTGATGTAAGTTCTACACTAGATATTAGTAGGGGTCGTATTATGGCTAATAATATCGATGTTAGCGCTATTAGTGTAAGTTCTATATTAGATATTAGCAAAGGGCTAATACTTGCTAACACAATAAGTGGGAGTGCTATTACAATTAATGTTAATGCCAATGCTAGTTCTGATATTATTACTATTAATATTGGTAATAGTAATGGTGTTAAAATTAATACAGCTACTAATTCAAACGCTAATGATATTACTATTAATGGTGTAAGACTAGCAACTACACAACATATTAGAAATGTTATTCCATATGGAGTAATTATGGCTTATTATAGTACTCCAGCACCACCAGGGTGGGCAATATGTGATGGTTCTAATGGTACACCAGATTTAAGAGGTAAATTTATATTGGGTGGAGGTATCAAAGCAGGTGGAACAGGAGGTATAATTACATCAGATAATTCATTTATATATCATACGTTCTTGACTAATGGAACTTTTATCCCTACAGATATCTCTAGCGTTAATCTAATAGTTGTTGGAGGTGGCGGAAGTGGTGCGAGTTTGTTTACCACCAATAACTTTGGTGCTGCTGGAGGTAAAGGTGGTACAGTAATTCAGCGAAGTAACAACAGTGTTATAATGAACCAATCTTATATTGTTATTATTGGTTCTGGTGGTGAGCGAAGTAATAGTGGTAGTCCTGGTCATCAAAGTTCATTTGGTACTGTAACTGCTCTAGGGGGCAATAGAGCAATCATAAACCAGGTCAGCGACGGTACACCTGTAAATATATTTAATAGTAGTTATTTTATGGGTGGCGATGGTGGTGGCGTATATAATGATGATTTACCGCAGATAAATGGTGGTAAAGGTGGTGGTGGCGGTAGTGGCAATACAGCTAATAATCTGTATATGTCAGGTAAAGGTGGGTTGGGTGGAATCAATCCAGGTGGGGATGGGCAAACATCAATAGGTGGGAATGGTGGTCCTAATACTGGTGGTGGCGGTGGTGGTGTGTATTACAATATTGACTCTGGTAGCACTCCAGGTAACGGTGGTTCAGGTATTGTTATAGTCTATTACCCACATACAAGTATTGGAAGTAACGGCATTAATAGATTAACTCCTAGAGCAATCGGTGTGTTTGGTGGTGAGGAAAATGTAACTTTGAATATTAACAATATACCATCTCATAATCATAATTATAATTTTTCTGAGAGTGCCACAACAGGTGGGACTACTGCTATTTTTGTAGGCAATTATACTAATGTTTTTACTAATGGTGTTACAGCTAGTACTGGTTTAGGACGTCAACACAATAATATGCCCCCTTTTTATGTATTAGTCTATATAATGAAAACAACTGATTATGATTTTTGTTATAATGTTGTACCTTGATATTACTCTAATAATAATTATATAATATTCAATATTTAGCATTTAGCATTCAGCATATGAAATACAACTATTTCTTATACAAATATTTCTATTTACTATTTCTATTTAAAGATTTAATAACTATTTAACTAAAATAGTTATGTTATCTAATGATTGTGGGGACAATAATGTTTTAACAATAAAAACAGTCCAAATTGCGCCATTTCGCATTTTAATGGCTGCGTTAAAGGACATTTTGCTAGAAACAAATATTATTTTTACGAAGCAAGGTATTAAAATTATAAATATGGATAAAACACATACAATTTTAGTCCATTTGTTTTTAAAAGCCGAAAACTTTGAATTTTATGAGTGTAAGCATGAGAAAATTATTGTAGGTGTTAATATATTACATTTGTTTAAATTGATTACTGCCATTGATAATGATGACACTCTCACAATCTATATTGAAAATGACGACTATAATGAAGGTATTGTTACAGAATTAGGTTTGAAATTTGAAAATGGAACTATTAAGCAATCTAAAATACAAAAATTAAAGTTGATTGAGCCAGAGCAAGATGAACTAGAAATTCCAAATATTGAGTTTTCATCTGTTATTAATATGCCGTCTAATGATTTCCAAAAAATTATTAGAGATTTGGCCAATATTTCGGAAAAAATAGAAATAAAATCGGTTGAAAACGAGTTGATTTTCAAATGTGCCGGACAATTTGCCAAAGCGGAAATAAGGCGAAGCGAAAATAATACAAATATGCAAATGATTAATAAACAGCATAATAAAATTATTCAAGGCGAATATTCTCTCAAAAATTTAGTATATTTTATTAAATGTACCAATTTATGTAATCAAATCGAAATTTATTTGGAAAATAATAGGCCATTAATTGTTAAATATAATGTGGCTTCCCTTGGAGAAATCAAATTATGTTTATCGCCATTACCGTCGTCTGGGTCTGGTTAAATTTATTGTTTATGAGCTTTAAATACACATACTTGTTGTTCTATTGGGAAAAAACTATGAATAGCAAACGGGTCTTTATTAACAGCAAAATCTAATGACTTAAGGACCTTTTTGTCTTTCATCCATATTTTGATAATACAAAAGTTCTTTTTTGGGCTTACTGAAACACCATTAATGTTATTTGTAATTGCTTCATCTTCAATAAAACTAGCACCAATTATTTTATACACAATAATTTTGAATAATGCGACAATATCATTATTACTTATTTTATAAGAAAAATAGCCACCATTTATATTGTCTTCTGACTCCCATAATGGTAAAATGTCTTCTTTCATAAAAAAAAGCATGGATTTTTTTATTAACGTTTCGTTTAAATTTTCAACAAATAACACTAGTTCTTGTAAATCAGTAATTTGTGTTATTTTTTTATAGCCATTAATAGTCCAATCATTATCATTTTGATAATGTATCCAACAGGACCATAAATTGTTTAATTTATACATATTAATTATATTAATTATATTACTAACTACATTTTATTATGTTTTTTATATATATATTAAAACTTGATAAAAAACTTTTAAAAAAAGTTTTGACAAAAACTTGATAAAAACTTTTTTTAAACTTGATAAAAAACTTTTAAAAAAAGTTTTGACAAAAACTTGATAAAAAAAAGTTTTACTATGACAAATAAAATTGATTATTAATTATTAATTATTATTAATCTGGCAGTTATAAATAAAATAATTATGACTTTCAACGCTATGCCTTGTGATATTATAAGGCATATATTATATTATGTATGCGGCGATATTAAGTCCTTAATTAATTTAAAACTCACTTCTATGTTTATGAATGGAGAGATTACAAGCTTTACAGTCGCTAAGCAAATGTTGTTAACAAAACTAGGGCGTTATGAAGACGTGTTTAAGTGTGTAAATGTGGATTGTTATGAAGACACTTATGAAGTCTTTACTTATTTACATAATTATGGTTATATACGTTATATTCATAAATGGCAAGAAGCATTAAATGAGACAACAATAGTAGTAAATTATAAATCTTATAAAATAAAACATCATTATTGTTGTGAATGTTTTAAAAAACATATATTAATAGGAGCTAGAGAGAATGTAATAGAGAATTATCATCTTGATAGTCAAGTAAATATTGTTTATACTTGAAAATACGCCTCTTTATATTGTTTTTATAATTGTTTTTTTATGGTTGATTGCGGGTTATGTCAAGTTCGTGCAACACAAGTGCCTGTTGATTGGTCTCTTATTGTTCCGTTTTGACAAGCACGAACACATTGTCCTGTTGAGTCTCGCTCTTTACCTGGAGGACACAATTCATAACATGTTAAACCTGTACGAGCTTTAAATTTTGCCGGAGTTTCATTTGAAGGACATACCTCATTATTTTGTGCGGTTTGTCCTCCACTTAATATGCTTTGGGCTATTGTTTTATTTCGTGCTTCCTGTAGATTATTTAAATTATAATAATCATAACTTATACTATTAACACCTGTGCTAGCACTAGTTCCATTCCATGTTGCTTGTTCAGCGGCAGATAGTCTATTCCATAGTCGTTCAATTTCAATATCTATTTTGGCATTATCAACATTGCTAGCTGTTCCATATAATTGTGTCTTTACACTATTATATTTACTTTCTTTAAACTTCAAAAAGCCATTTAACCTATAAGTAGTATCATAGCGTGTTCCATATTTAACATGATCACCTGATATAGTCTCTCCTTCCTTCAATAAAATAGAACTGCCATAAGTAAAAGGAGCCATTGGTAAGCCTAAAAAGGCATTGTTTGGTAATGTAGTATTTCCAGTCAAATTTCCTATATAATTGTTATATAAGTCATTATTGTATTTTACTTTATTTGAAAATATTGAATTGTATAGTCTAGAATTTACAATATCTTTAACAAATGACTGTTCAGCTAATCTATTTACTATACTATTAACAATAAAATATTTTGTTGGATTGTTAGATAAGTCATATCTATTGTGTGATAAATCATAACTATTGCGTGATAAATCAAATGTAAGGTCTACTTTATCATAAAACTCTTTGCGGAGACTATCTCTATCTATTCTATTTTCATTTCTAAACTTATCATATAAATAAGAATATTGTTGTTGGTTTAATAATTCAGTATCTGTTATATCAAATTTATTTAAGCTGACATCGCGAGCACTATTCAAATTCTGTCTTAAATCTTTTTCATCTGGATCTAATCCAAAAACTCGCAATAATAATGTGGATATTAACGTCATCATTATTATAGGAATAAATACAAGGACCCATGCAATTACTGTGAAACCTAAACTACATAAAATATTTATTATTAATGTAAATATAATCATAATTACAAATTTTAGAAAAGCACTATTTAAAACACCGGCATAAATATCAATAAAAATTTGAATTAGAGAAAACCCTATATAAACTAACGCTGGCCCACAAAGTCCTAATAATAGCATTATAATATTATATTATAATATTATAATATAATGTTAGAACTTACTTATTTTATTTTACTTCGTTTATTTTTTGTTCAATATGTCAATTAAAAGATTTAATTTGTCAATTGTATTTTTACAACTAGCTAGTTCTTTTTCTAAAACTAGAACTTTATTGTCAGTGTTTTCTATGCTTGTTTGAATACTTTTGTCTTCGTGTTGCTTAGTTTCTGTGCTTTGCTTAGTTTCAGTGCTTTGCTTAGTTTCTTCATCATTTTGTTGCTCATCGTTTTCTCTCTTGTAACTAGCTAGTTCTTGTTCTAAGTTATTTAGCAAGTTATTCTTTTCTTCATACTCTCTCTTAATACTTGTTACTTCTTGTTCTAATTTATTTATTATACTATTTTTTTCTTGTACTACCTTTGAAAATCGCTGTGTTTCTTCTTCTAATTGTAGTTTATACTTATTTGAATTAGCATTTGAATTTGGATTGTCATATGTATTATCTATATTTTCATAATCAGCCAGTTCGCGTTGTAATTTAGCTAGCGTATTATCTTTTTCTTGTAATAATCTAATAAAATTTTGTAGTTGCTCTTGTTGCTTTCTCATTATATCAACCACTTGTTCGTTACTTAATGGTATTTGTTTTCCATCTTGACTTAAAATAATTTGTCCTTGACCCTGATTTTGTTGTTCTAATGCCATTTTTCGTCGTTCTTCATCTATTTCTTTAATTTGTTGTATTACATCTGGTTTGTTTACTGGATCACCCGGGTAATAGTTTTGTAATAATCCTTCTAATCTCTCCATATAAAACTCTTTAAAGTCTTTATCTTTTATGAATTCGTCTACACTTCGATCTGATGTTTTTTGAAACTGATTTTCACCGCTTTCTAATAGCCTCTTTTTATCAAATGTATTATGAATATGTGAAAATACTAAAATGGTTTTTTTTGGTTCTAATTGAACAAATGGAACACTATAATCTTTTAAAAAAGCTTTCTCTTCGGCTAAAGCAGCATTGTCATCATATTTATGGTCTTTTAACAATTCGCGCTTAAAAGCAAATGTTCCGGCAGTTGCGTGTGATGGACTATATGGACCAAATTGAAACATTTTTTGTATATGCTTAAACCAAATATATATTTCACTAGCACCAGCACATAAAGCATTTGGATGTGTTACTAACATATTAACAGCATGTGATACTCTTTCGGGTGGATAATAATCATCATCATCCATATATACTATTATATCGCCTTTGGATTTGGAATGCATAAGATTTCTTTTTTTTCCTAATGGCATTTTCTGGCTATAATAAAAATATTTTACTTGTTCTATATTACATACTAAATCTTCTATTTTGTCTGTTCCGTCATCAATAATAATCCATTCCATTTTATCTTTTGGATAATCTTGATGATTAAAGCATTTAATTGTATATTCCCAAAAAGGACGTCTATTAAATGTTGGAGTGCATATACTTACAAATGGCAGGTCGCATTGTTTTTTATCCTTATTTTTTTTACCCATTTTCTATAGTAATAGCAATATTATTAGTATTGGTTTTAAATAAAAATAGTATATTATATTATATTTGAACGTCAATTTTTAATTCTTAAGTATTGGTTTTTGTAATGTAATAAATATAAAAATAGTATATTATATTATATTTGAACGTCAATTTTTAATTCTTAAGTATTGGTTTTTATATATTAGTTTTTAAACACTTAACAAAGTTATTATTTTATATAGTACTAATAAGCCTAATATACCACCTATAACACCAACACTTGTTGGATGTAAAACATTTACACCAGCAAGAACTACAATCATACAAAATAATAATGTTAATATATTACCATGACTCTTAATAATTTTTAATAATTGTGGATAATGTTTAAATGGCACATAAAAGAACCCTATAATTACATAAAAATGTAAGTAAAATAGCGCAAGTATATTACCTAATAAAGCTATAAATATTGAATACATTGCTATTATCATTACTACACTAGTCCATAATATAGCCAAAACAGCTACCAAAACTATAGCAACAATTAGAAATACTATAGAAGCTAAAAATGTATAAAAACGAATTTGTGGAAAAAAGAAAGATAATACTATAACAAATAACCACCAACAAAACCAATTCCGCGAGTTAGCGTTAGATTGTTCGATTACATCACAATTTACATTTAGCGTAAACGTAGGATCTACAAGTCGCCATGGATACTTCCAAAATTGACTTAAATACCAATAATACTTAGCCCGAAAACCAATATCAAATTCGGGATCATCGTCCTTTTTACAACTAGTAAAATTAAAATTGAATAAATTGTTTAATTTATCTTCTAGCCAAGGACTCCTCCAACCCACTTCCATTTTAGATCTTCGAATTGGAAAAAACCAGTCTAAATCTTCTTCATTATTTATTTCAAATATGCCTTTAGCGTCATCATTGTCAGCCTCATTCTTACATAGCGCATCATTTTCGTCGAGACTTGTCAACTTCTTCTTGAGCATAAAAAAGTACTCTATTAATAAATAAAAATCAAATCTTTGGTAGAAACGTTCCATCCAACTAGGTTTTTCTGTTTCATCTTCACTTGCTTCAACTCCACCTGTTTCTTTTTTTCTTTTATCTTTATATTTAGTGTATGATCCTCTTCTATATCCCATATATGACAGCATCATCATAAAGAAACTAAATAAACTAGGAATCCATACTGTACAAATTATTATTATAACCAATAAAAATAAGCTTGAAGTATTCAAGTAAGGTAGCTTTACAATGTATTTATCTGTTATAGCACCATATATTCCCATAAAAACAAATATAAAAATAAGACCGCTCCAAAATTGAGAATATTTATTAGGTTCTTTATTGTAAATATAAGAACCTTGTGTATTAATTAGGTCTATTAAGGTTCTCATTGCCATTCTTGAAAATATTATACAATAAAAAAATCCTAATAATAAGGATCGTGCAGGAATTTTTACAAGTTCTGATAAAGCAAAATTCATGCTAGTGTCTGTTTTAGACCCATTATACCCTTTATTAGTATTTAAAAATGATATTAAATTATATGGAAAAGTGTCAAACCAATGTAATCCAGGTCCAACAGGAGCATTTGGTGTATTGTCGGGACAATCCGACTTTTGTAAAGCATCAACTGTTTTTTTACTAACACTATCTTTTTGCTCATGGTTACCTACTTTATAAGGCGAATCATATAATGTTGTTTGTATACCACCACTAGAGCATTTACCATAAATAATCCAATATTCATAACAAGCTGCGACTAATACCATAACTATAAAAATAATTATTTCCATTAATACTTTTGTTAACAAATCCAGAATATGTAGTTTTTTTTTTCGTATTGGTGTTGTATAACATATTTTGCGTTCTTCGATTCTATCATCAGAATAATGAAGTCCCATATAATAATTGTTTTCCTCTTCGGCATCAACATTAGCAACATCAGCACAATCTAATTCACTATCTGCCAAAACACAACACCCCTCTGTGTTATATAAATATTGGTCTCCGTCGCCGGTTTTAAAATATTCTGGCTTACATATTTTTTTATCACTAATGTTAGTTACTACTGGTTCACCGTGTTCACTATTATATGTAACATCTGTAGATGTTTTCGGGCAACCATCTGTTTTTGAGCCTTGTAATAAAGGGCTATCACTATATAGTGGGTCAATAGGCATGAATACTAATATAACATATTATAATATTTTGAAAATACTTAAACATATTTATAATTAAAATAATAAGTATGGCTGAAAATATTTATGTCTGTAAATTTGAATCAATGGATAAATATTATGATTTTAAAGATGTATTAATTCTTCCTAAAAAATCAAATTTAAATAGCAGAAAAGATGTTGTGCTTGAAAGAACAATTGTTTTTCAAAACGGAGTAAAGTGGACTGGAATACCTATTATAGCAGCAAATATGACTACTATTGGAACATTAGAGTTATATAAAGTGTTAAGTACTTATAAAATTATTACTGCTCTTCATAAATTTCATAAGCTACAAGATTTAGTGGCTTATAATAAAATAAACCCCGATTCAAAATTAGATCCCGATTATTTTATGATTTCTACAGGAATTAGTAGCGATGATTATAACAATTTAACACACATTTTGGATAATTTTGAGTGTAAATTTATTTGCGTTGATATTGCTAATGGCTACCTCTCTAAATTTAACGACTTTTGTAAAGTATTAAGAAGTGAGTATCCCGAAAAGATTATTGTAGCAGGTAATGTATGCACAGCTCAAGGATTAGAGTTATTAACTGATTTAGAAATCGATATTATTAAAGTTGGTATAGGTGGAGGTAGTGCATGTACTACTCGAATTCAAACAGGAATAGGAATGCCACAGTTTAGTTGTATATTAGAATGCGTTCAAGCATGTAAAGAGAGTAATAACATTAATTTTGAAATAAACTATGAATATGACCAACATAAATATAACAAATCATTTGTGTTAAGTGATGGAGGTATTACTTGTCCGGGTGATTTGGCAAAAGCGTTTGGTGCAGGTGCTGATTTTGTAATGATTGGTGGAGCATTTGCGGGACACGATGAGAATCCTGGTGAAATTGTGTGTGATGAAAAAACTGGAAAATGTTATAAAAGTTTTTATGGTATGAGTTCAAGTTATGCTATGAAAAATAATTATTCGGCAAATAATAATACTAATTATAGAAGCTCAGAAGGGCGAGAACTTAAAGTGGAGTATAAGGGTCCGTTAAAAAATAGTATAGACAATTATTTAGGAGGTTTGAGAAGTGCGTGTACTTATACTAATAGTGCTAATTTAGAAGAATTGGCAATTAATACAAAATTTATTATTGTTAATAATCAATATAATTCACATTTATTATAATCTTATAATAATGTATATATAAGTATAAATATATTATGTCTAGTTATAAAATACGAAAGTTATCGTATGAGGAAAAATCTATGAGAGACAAAGCAGATCAAGAAAAAAAAAAAGCAGCAGAAACAGCAGCAGCAGCAGAACAAGCAGCAGCAGAAAAAGCAGCAGCAGAAAAAGCAGCAGCAGAAAAAGCAGCAGTAGAAGAAAAAAGAGCAAAAGAAAAAGCACACGAAGAAGAATTGTCCAGATCAAGAAAAAAAAAAATATATCCCTCGCGTTATGATAGTGTACCGCCAATTGTCTCAAAACCTTTCTTAGTGACACAATTCTCTCAAACGGGTTCTATTCCAATTGCTTTAGATCATAACTTTGCGCCTATGGAGTTACACAGAGAAGCACATTCCAAGTTAAGCATTAATATAGATAAAACATATATTAATCAACAGTTGAATACTTTCAGTGCTATGGTTAGAAATCGCTTGCAAGCTAAAGGTATTTCAACTAATATGACAATTGAGCCTACACCTACAGAGATTGATGACAAGGTTAAAAAGGAATCATCTTATTATTCTAGAAGTGTAGATTTAACTGCACCTGAACTAGATGATTATATAATGTTTTTAAAAATCCATATTGAGAAAATCTATAAAAGAAAACTAAAACAGCAGTCTAATAAGACTCAACCAGAACCTATAGTTTGTTGTATTGATCTTGAAAATCTAACAAATAGTATTATAGAAAGGTTTGGCACGCGTGATAATTATAGTGATACTATGAATGAAGTATTTTTTTTTCTAGTTTATCATATAAAAACACATAATATAACTGACATTATATTAACTCTTCAAAATCATCGTTTTAGTGATAGTGATCTACCCAGAAAAGCTATTTTTTTTGCTTTTATAGAAGATTTAATTAATTTACTTGGACGCAATAATGTTCTACTTATGCCAGCACATAATAGATCATTAATGGATGACTTTTTTCTTATTCTTTGTTGTATAATTTTATTGTCACATTACCTTATAACAATTCTTATGACAAGTGATAATTTGAATGAGTTTAAAAATATTTCTGATTTAAAGTATTCTCTTATAAATCCTATAATGGATTATAATACTATTTTCAGGGACAAAAGACCTTCTACATTTATTATAGAAAACCCTGAAACATATCCAATTCATCCACCTAATTTTAGTGGTTTTGTTAAAGATCTAAGACATGATTTGACTGGTCGTGGTTCTAGCTCCTCAAGTATGGGTCATTCAAGTCGGGGTCATTCAAGTCGGGGTCATTCAAGTCGGGGTCATTCAAGTCGGGGTCATAACGGAGGAACCATCAAATATAAAAAGTCATTACTAAATAAAAGAACTAGAAAAATATACAAAAAAAATTATTCAAAAAAAATGAAAAAATATAGTAAAAACAAGAAGAAGAAGACTGTAACAAGAAGAAGACTTTAAATATAAATTTATATTACTTATTATTACTAAGTAATATAAATAAGTATTATCTACTTTTAAACATATGCTATTGTTGTTTTGGTTTTAAGTTCTTTTTATATAATTTATTTGTGCGAGCTTCTTTTAAATGTTTTGCCTACTCTTTTTAACATAGAAAGTGATGCTTTTTTGGTTGAATTATAAGCTGATTTAAAAGCTGATTTAAATGCTGATGTTCTCATATTAGCAATCATGCTTTTATAATTTTCTTGCATAGCATCATAATTATTTCTAATTATAGACATATATGCTTTATCTTGAATGGTCGCATTTTTTAACATAAATGGTTTATCATTTATACCAAAACTAAACAAGTTAGATTTTGAAGAACTTGAAGCTCTTGAAGAGAGCGCTTCATATTCTTCTTCTTTTGCATTATTAATGTTACTAAATTCTTCAAAAGTCATTGCCTTTAGCTTATTTATTAGTGTAGACTCGACCAACGTTTCCAATATATATTCTAGTTTTGGGGATAGTCCACGTGCTTTGCTTGCCTTTGAATTTGAATTTGAACTCTTGCTGCGTCTTTTTTGCCCACCTACAAATGTGGTGTCAACGTCATCATAATACTCAATAAGTGTTTCCATCTCCATTTCTCCTGAATCTTTTAGTTTTTGTTGTAGCTTATCAAGCTCAGTTATGTTTATATCTTCTCTTTTCAAATCTATTAAAAAGAATCCCATTAGTCCAATTATATAATCTTTGGCCTCAACGTCTTTAACATAATTATATAGTGCGTCTCGCTTTTCTCTATACATTTGTTGAGGTAGTGGTCTTGTTTCAGCCTCTAATTGGGCGACACGTTCTTGGGTTATATAATTGTTCTCAATAATTAATAATGGAAATACTTCAACAACCGCATCATAAATGTCTTGTAATGATTTTATAGTTCCACTATCTATTTTCTTTTTAATATATACATCGCCTTTTTTCCGCATTAATGCACTAACATTATAGTCTAAATCAAATCCAATATCTGTTTCTTCGCTTTCGGGTAAAATTGAATATGGTTTTAATACATTTATGAATGTATGCATAATATATTTATTATGTATTTTTTCGCTGCTAAATGAGTTATTAAACTCTTTAATATAATCTAATGTGATTTTATTATCTTTTATTTTAGGATTTGCCGGATTATAATGTATAATTTTATTAAATAATGTAGGGTCTCTTGATAATTCACGCAATTCGCTTTCATTTTTTTTTAATAACATCAAATATGCTTCCATTGCCTGTGAATGGACTGTTACCCATCGTTCAACCATACCCAGCGTACAACTTGGTGAGCCCTTTCCATGCGCATTAAATATTTCATTAAAATAATATTGTATAAAATTATGTATATATAAATCAGTATTTAGAATTAAAAATGTTACTGATAATGTGACTAATTGTAAGAAACACCAATTTCCGTTTAAGCTTGGTTTAAACATAACTAAATGCATCATAAACTCGTCGCTAAATGCGCGAACTAAATTAGCTAACATAAGCGTTTTTTCGGCTTCACTATAGTTTAATTTGAATGAAATATAATTTGTTAAGGCAATCGGAAAATTCTTTTTAATATAAGCCACCATACTATCATTTGTTAAATTTGTTTGTGTCTGTAATATTGTATTATAATTGGTTCTTAATTTATCAAGAAAATCAATAATTGTTTCGCCTGTTTCACTAATAACAACTTTTTCAGCATATTTAGTTAGCCCTCCATGCGAACTAATTAAAAGCGCATTCATAGTATTACTAAATTGCCTATCTGATGCTGGTGGCATACCCGTGTCTTCAAATGCTTTAAATAATTTGTCTTTATTATCAATAATAAATTTAATACGCGCATGAGTTTCGTTAGCGGCTTGTTGAATTTCGGAAAATTCAATTTCGCGACCTGTATCATTATTTTTACTACCTTGTATATAGAGTGTTCCATTAGGTCTTTGAAGTTGATATGGAACAAGCTCTATACCAGTAGTGTTTTGAAATGATGTATTAGCATTTGCAACACAGTTTCTAAAATCCGCAGCTCCTATGTTTGCTGCCTCAAAAATAGTTCCGACTATGTTAGTTCCTTTAAAGTTAGCATTTAACAATTTTACATTTGTAAAATTAACCGCTGTTAAATCTGGATTATTTTTATAGTTTTTTTTAACTTGTGTAAAATCAAAGGTTTCAAAGCCAAGTGCGCTTTGAAAATTACAATTTTTTATGTTACTATTAAACATACTAACCGCTGGAGCAATAATAACAAAAACTTGTGACGCAGCAGCTTGTGGGTCACTCATTACAAAATAATCATATGGCTTAATATTATAGATTGGATTTCTAAAATTTAAAACGTTAATATTTAAAGCATTATATTCACTATATTTCATAATAGCATAGTTTCCATTTGGATTCCATTTAGAATAAGCAAGATTTTTTTTATTAGCAAGTTTAGCACCCCTAAATTCTTGTTGAAATAATGTAAATCCGTCTGGATTAATTTCATTACATAAGTTTTTAAATGCCTGTGTTTTATTTTCTCCGTAATAAAGAAACTTTGGCGAATATGTAGACGTTGGGTGTAGTATAAATACATGGCCAAACCAGTTAAATTTATTAACTATTAAACTATGATTTGGAAGTTGTCGTGCACTAAATTTTGTTCCTTCTAAATCACAATTATCAAAATTTACTCCATATAAATTACAATCTATAAATATATTATTTCGTAGATTCATTAGTTTGGTGTCGCTTTTAGCATCTTTTGAATATAATGAATCAAAATTGAACTTAAATAATGAAAAGTGACATTCTCTGAATGTGCTATTATTAATAATAGTACTATTATCAAATATTACAGTTTCTTTGTATTCATATTCGGGAATAGGACTAAAACGCACAACATTAAAAGTACATTCTAATAGCTTACAATTTTTAAATCTTAAGGTCCCTTTTGCACATAATATTGTTCCGCGAAATGTTGTATTATTAAAAGTGCAGTCTTCAAAAGAACTAAACACAAATATACAGTCAATAAAGAAAACATTGTTAAAGGTGCATTTTTTAAAATAATAATTACTAAATTTTTCTTTTATAAATGTATTTGATTCAAACCTACAATTTAATAACATCATATTTCTACTACCTGGCATCATAACTTTATCACTATTTATACTTGTTGTATCAAATTTACAATTTTCAAACACTATTTCGGCAGGATATGTTATTGTTGTAATAGGGGTGAATAGTGTTCCGTCAGGATTTACTTTTGAAGACTGTGCGCTACCATATGGCGTAAAATCAGCTAAATTATAAAAATGCATATTATATTTGCTATGTGCTATAGACGCATTATATTTATACTGCTGCGGACCATAACTCCTATCATGAAAAATGTTGCCTTTAAAAAAATTACAATTTTTAAAGGTGGGTAGCTTATTATTAATTTCCACATTTTTCCTATCAAAAAAGTCAACTGGTCCAAATTGAATATTGAAAAATTCGCAATCTATAAATTGTGATTCAATTAAACTAACGTTACTAAAATATAATTCGTAATCGTTGTTACCAAATTTTTTTTTTCTTGTCATATAATCACTCGAGCGTTCATGCATTGGATGACCGACATAACTGAGAAATTTGCTTTGTTTAAATATTATACCATCAAAGTTTGTTGATTTAAAGCTTGTATTTACAAATACACAACCTACAATTTCTTGTATTATAGACTTAAGTTCTGATGATTCTGAATAACCTAACTGTTTATTACCAAATTTACAAAAATAAAAATATAAATTACTGAGTTTTTGTGGTGTTCTATGACTTATTAGTAAATCGCTAATTTGTTTTCTATATACATCTTTTTTGGTTAGTCCTTCGCACATTAACTCTGATATGTCTTTATTATAGTGAGCAAGGTCAAGTTTAGCTCTATATGCTTGGGCTATTTTAGTTGATGCTAAATTTTTTTTTGTAAATCTTGATTTATAGGCTTTTGATATTACACTAGTGGCAGCATCTAATTTTGCTTTTCTTGATTTATAGGCTCGCGCTATTGTATTTGCAGCACGTGTTTCTACAAATTTTTGTATTTCTTTATTTCTTTTATATGCTTCCTTGAAGCATACTGCCTCAATAAGCTCTGTTTTAACTATAGCAAACATTCTATCTACTAAATGAGCCATTTGTGATTTAATAAATTGAGTGCCTTCTACAACTCGTGATATTGGACTCTTGCTTTTTACTTTTTGTGTTTTAGATCTATTTGAATTTGAAGAATGAAATTTCATAGTTACTGGCATAAGTGCTATAATATATACTATATATAATATTATTAACCATTAATAATATTACCGTTATAAACAATATTAATAATAAATATTAACAATAAATATTAACAATAAATATTAACAA